CCCGACACCCGATGAGGAACACGATTACTACCGGCACCACGCGCTTGATGGCCGGGAAGCCTACGAAACCGGGGAGCGCAAGCCGAATTAACGGCCGTTCCGCTTCCTCATGTTTTCCTGCCGTTCGTAATCGTCCCGGCAGTCGGCGTCACAAAAGCGTTTTCCGGCCCTCAGAGCCTCTCCGCAATAGTAGCAATACCCAAGGCTAGGCATGACCTCGATTCGCCGCCTTATGGCCGCAACGGCGGCCTCACGGGCAATATCTTCCCGGTCGGCTGCGCGGTCAGCGTCGTCCATTCACTTCCTCAATCCATCGGTGACAGGTGTTGGCGTATTCGGCAGCGCGGTCGGCGTCGCGGGCGAACTCAAGAAGAAACTCCGAAGCCTCATTTGAAAGTCTGCCGGGGGCGGGGGGAGTTGCAACGAGGCCGGTGCCGGGGGAGGGGGCGGGCATGGTGCAACCACCGGGGGCGATGGCGAACGGGTCGCGCAACCCGCCAAGCTCACGGCTAAGGCGGCGATTGTCAGCAAGGACACCATCGAGGCGTTTTCTGTTTTCTGCATTCTGAACCTCCAATTTAAGGGCCAGCGAGATGCCCTCGCGTTCGGCCTGAATAGCGCGTTCGGTCGCGGCCTGCAAAGCGTCGGCTGCGTCGAGTCGCATGCGCTGAATCTGAGCCTCATGTTTCGAGGTCAGAATATCGTCGGTTATCCACCATCCCGCGATTGCGCCCACGATTGACGCCACCACGGCCCCGAGAATCACGTTCCTGATACTTAGCATTCCAATCTCCCTCTTTTTGCCAACGGTCATCGACCGTTGCGAATCCGATGTAAGCGCCGACGACTGCCCCGACAAAAACGTAAAACGGCCCGGCGATGGCTCCGAGTTGGTCTGATTCCGTGAACAGCAAGAGCAGCGGAAAGGCCAGCCCGGCAATCATCGAGGCCCAAGCCATGCGTCGTCGGTTGCGCCATTTGTCGTGCGGTGTCATGCAGGGTATTGCGCCCAAGGCAGTTCGAAATGCGGCCCGTCGGGAAACGTCTTCCAGTCACCGCCCCACGTCAAAGGAATCTCGAGTTCGGCAGCGGCGGCCTTCATGGCGTCCGCGATTTGGTAATACAACGGCCAGTCCCACCGAATCGCCCCGCCGACGTAAGCCCCCAAATCGACGGCGTGGCCGGTGAGGTGCCGCGAGTTCATGGTTTTGGTCGCCTTCTGCTTGAACAGTTGCTCTTGCCGTGTCCGGGAACGGACGCCCTCAAGCACGGCGAAATCGACTTCGGTGATTTCCAGCGCCCGCTTCACCACGGCCACCAAGTCAGGATGCACCCCGGAAAGGCGGTCAATGGACTTCTGAGAGAGTCGAAATGTCATCGGTCGGCCTTCGCGTCAATCTTGAGTTCGATATGGTCTAGCTTGTCGAACAGGCGATTTATGGCGCGGTCTAATTCCTCCCGGCTCACATACGTCCCCGCGACAAGCACCTCGATTCGACTTACTTTTTCGGCCAGCTTGCCATCTTGGTCACGGAGGTCTTTGAGCGATTCCCACATGACTTTGAGCCACCAGCCGCCAAGAGCGCCCGCGACGCCAACCACGATGTTAAATAGTTCCTGCGTCACGACTTAACTCCAATGCTTCTTGCTCATCCGAAATCTGTTTTGCCGTCTTTACCCACTCACGCGCATAAGCAAGCATGACCATTTCATCTTTGCTATTCGGAATTGGGGTGTTTGTTTCAAGGCATTTTTCAACACAAATACGAACAATGTCATCCTCTGCGGTTCGGCAGCGTTCTAAAACTGCGTTTTGAATCCAATCCTCTTGCGAGTAGGCGGCATACGCAAGAGCGAGGTCTTGTGCGTCCGTGAGCTGAATGGAATACGTCTTCATTGCGAATCTCCTTAACTTATCAAATAGCCCGAAAAATGGTCGCCCACTAACCCTGTGTCAGCCGAAACAGGGCCGGTTGCATACACATCAACATAGTCGTTTGCCGCCAACACTATTATGGTGCTTACTTCGTTGTGAGAGTAAACGGGGTAACCGCTTGGATACTCTAATCGAGCATAGCTCGTTCCACCGTTTTTGCGAATATCAGCGCGTCCATAAGCTGCCTCGTTGCGGAGCGCGATTGAAAAATAATAAAGCCCCGTCACCGGAGCCGTGAATCTGCCGTTTGATGTGTTGTAGTGATTTCCAGTATTCACAGCGGTAGTTGCCAGCACCACATTAGCCCCATTAAAAACTTGCTGGCCTCCGGTTGTGTTGTAGGCGATAAATGCAGGATTTTTAGGCTTTGTAAAAACACCATTTTCGTTCATGAGCATGGCTTCTTCAAACGAAATATTTGAGTCAGCCGAGCCGTTTGCACCGTATTGAATGACGAATGTTTTTGCAGCTTGATTTAGGAATCCTGCCCGCGCAACCCTAGCGGCAGCTATGCGCTTGTCATTGGTTCCATCGAAATACCAATTATTGCCGTAGTATGTTTCAGCGCCGACACCTGCGTTTACGACGCCACTTAATCCGATTTGCGCCACACGCGAGTCGGCATTCCAGTTTTTACGAACCGCCCCACCTAAGAAAACGCTCCCGACGTCATCAATCGCCGTTGCGCTGTTTTGAATAATCTTCCCGGTCGCCCCATCGAATCTAGCAATCGCGTTATCGGTCGATGATGCCGGGCCTTGCACGTCACCAGCGCCACCAAGACCCGAACCAACGAGGATGACGGTGCCATCAGATTTTTTGGAATAGAGCTTCTGGTCGGCCAGATTAACCGCCAGTTCTCCCGGCTCAAGGTCGGTCGCCAGCGGCACCTTTGATGCCACCGACGAACGCTTGAGAATCAGTTTATTTGCCATTTGGCTTCCCCTTTCGCGTATCTACGCGGGATGATGAATTAGAACGTGCCGCCGTCGATTGTGATGCCGTCGAACGTGCTGAGGTTGGTGATAGAGCCTCCGGTGATGTTCACGCTGTTGGCGTTCTGCGTTGACATCGTGCCAAGACCCGACACCTGCGTGTTGGCAATCGCAATCGACTGAGCCGATAGGGCGGTGAGTTGGCCCTGAGCGTTTACGGTCGCGCTGAGGGTCTGCGATGCGCTGCCATACGAACCAGCCGTAACGGCGGTGTTGGTAATGCGGAACTCGCCGCCGGACAGCGTGAGGCCCGTTCCTGCCGTGTAGGTGCCAGCGCCCGAGAACTGCGCGAATGTAATCGCGGTGGTTCCAAGAGTGCCGCCTGCATCGACCGTGCAAACCCAGCCGGTGTCGGCCAGAGTCGAGCCTTGCTCCACAAACACAAACGCGGAAACGAGTTCATTCCAAACGTCGGCGTCGGTCGAGCGAGTCCAAGCGCCGGAGGCCGCAACATAAATGCCATTCTGCGATGCGGTCGATTGCGCTTTGACCAATACGCGGTCGCCTGCTACGACGGCCACGCCGTCAATCGTTTGAGTGCCGGACAGGGTGATGTTGGCCGTGGTTGCTGCAACCACCGACGCCTTCACGTCGAGGCCCTGCGCGACGGAATCGACGTAACCCTTATTTGCTGCGTCACCGTCCGCCGTAGGGGCGGCAAGGTTGGTCAGCTTAAAGTTGTTCATCGAGTAGTCAGCGGACGGGGCAGCGAGGTCATTGATGTTGGCGGTCGTCGCCGCCGTCACCAAGCCCTTCGCGTTCACGGTCGTCTTCAAGAACGTGCCGACGTTTGCGTTCACGGTTGCCAGCGTGAGGGCCGCCGATACAGCCGCCGAACCATCGACGCCCGAAAGCGTCGCGGTGCCGTCGCCGGTCAGGCTCAGATTGCGGGCGGTCGCCCACTTCGTCGCGGTCGCCGCGTTGCCGTCAATCGAGCCGCCAATCAGGCTTGAAAATGTCTTTGTGCCGCCGATGGTCTGGTTGGTCGATTTATCGACAAACTGGCCGGGGCCAGCAATCGGAATGACCGATGTGGCCGTGCCACCCGCGCCGCCGGTTCCCTTACCGTAGTAAAGGACGTCATCGACTTCGTTAAACGCCAGTTCGGCGTTATCCAGCGACGCCGGAGCGCCTGAGGCCCCGGAGGCCCTGCGTTTGATTCGAATAGTGTTGCTCATGTGATTCTCCTTTTCAGAAATTTCCGCCGTCGGTCAGGGCCTCTTGCGGGGTGTTTTGCCACGACCACGATTTGAGTTGCAGCAGGTCTTTTTCCTTCGCGTCCGCGACAGCGACAGGAAAGCCGCCAATCTCGTTTGGGCCGGGAGGCCCTACCGGGCCTTGGATGCCTTGCGGGCCGCGAAGTCCGATTGTGGTTAAGTTGAACTCTACCGTGGGCTGATTTGGAGGCGTCACCTCCACCTTGGTGAGTTGACCTTCGGTGATGATTACTTGGTCGGTCATTGCGTGATGTCCTCCACTACCGGGATTTGAAAGGTCTGAGTCGAGCGAACGACGCCTTCCGAATCCGAGAATTGAATGTCGCACGACAGAATATCGACCGGCCAATCCACCGGGTCGGCGGCGGACAGCACAAACACGCCCGGGTTGGTCGTTTGGTTTGCCTTTGTGGCGGTCAGTTCTTCCACCAGCGCCCCGGATGAGTCGCGCACCTGAGAGCGAATCGTAAAGTTTGTGACGTCATACACCACGCCGTTCTGCTTGTAGGTGCAGGCCAATGCAAAGGTGTCTCCCCGCTTAATCGGGGAAATTATTGGGGTGATGGTTTCGCACGTCATGATTTACTCCACCACCATACGCCGAGCATTTTCACGCGAGGCGCGAACATCATCGGGAATTTCCACGCCTGTTTCAATAAAGCGCACCACATACCAGTCAGTATTTGCTAAATGCTGCCGCGCTTCCGCATTCCTCTGTTGTTGCGCTTCTTCGGGTGTTGGCGGCGGGTATGGAGCAAGCCTTGGAAACCCTTTATTGTCAGCCTGAATTAACTGGCCTTCTGATTGCCCGGCCATCAGTTCCGCGTAATATTCTTTTGTGATTTCTACCGCGTCGGACGGGATGACCGAGTGAATGCTCTTGTCATAAAATCCGCCGGTTGATTTTGCGTAAAACATTTTTTCTCCTTATTGACCTATGGCCCACCAAGCGTATGAAGTGCTTACGTAGGTGCTTGGCGATTGCGGATTCCGCGCCCAAGCCTTAAACGATGTATGAGTGAGGTCAGTAGTTGAACAAACGTGAGTTCCGCTTCCGTAATCACACGCATAAGACATGATTGGCGTGTTTGGAAACGCAAGCGGTAATGTGATTGTCGAGCCATTGCCGGGAACGGTTTGATGCCCCCATTGCAGTATTAACCCACCCGGAAATCTTTGATAGCCGTTTGAAGCCACTCCGGCTAACGATTGATTTGAGCCTTTAAGGGCTTGGTTTAAAGTTGATGGCGATATAGCCAGCGCCGAACTAGAGTAAGCCTGCGCTTCCGAAGAAGTTGCAAGTTCAATAATGCCTTTTACTGTTGTGCTTGCGTCAGGCACCACCGGGATGTTTGCGTTGATTGCGGCCAGCAAATAGTCGGCCACCTGTTGCGCGGTCAGCGAGTCGGTGACGTTGTTCGCCTGATAATCCGCAATAAACTCAGCAAGGCCAGCGGCCATGAGCGATGCTTGGCGGAGCGCCTTGTTTTCCAGCTTTGACCGAGCAATGCCGGGTTGGTGTCCGATGGTGCGCTGCGCGTCGGCAGCGTATTCGGCCTGCGTTAAAAGGTTTGTCCCCGTGTTCGTCGAGGCAAACGGTAGGATTTCATTGGTCGCCATTCGTTTCTCCTTATGCCGTCACATATTCCGCCTCGACTCCGGCGGGCTTGATTGGAATGTAGCCCTGCGTAATCACGGCTTCTTGCACCGGGGCCAGCGCCCCTTCGGTGATTGTCACGGTCATTGTCATGTCTTGGTTGTCTTTGATGGTGATATTGTCGCCCACACCGTAAGCCGCGTCGAGGATTCGATACGCGCCCGGGATGTCACCCTTCCATTGGTTCGCCTCGATTTTGGCTTTGATAACCGACCGGAACAGGTCATCCGGCAAGTCCACAAAGCCCGCGTCGGGGTCGCCAATACCTTTCCAAACACCTGCGTCCCACCCGTTCGCAACGGTGTCGTCCCATGAGAAGTAGAACCCTTCAATCGGGACAGCCACGCGGCGGGTCACGCCAACCCACAAAGCCACGATGTCGAGTTGCTGCCCAAGGGCGGAATCGACGTCAAAGGCCGGGATGTAGGAACGCATAAGCGCCTGCAAAGCTGCAAACGGAGCGACGGAAGCCTGCACCGTCGCCATGAACCGGGGCCGGTCTTGGTGTTCCGTTGTGATGAGAGCGAGGTATTCGTCGGTCGTCATGTCACAATCACCGTCACATTGGTTGCAGGGTCGCAGTCGGCAATCTCATTGAAGGCCAGCGTAATGTTCGAGGTGCCAAACGAACCGGCATTTTTCTTGATTCGCACCTGCGTCACGTCAAAGGTGTCGGCCAGTTCCGGGTTATTTAGCAGGTTAGCCGGGACAAACAGCTTGGTGATGTAAACGTCGTCACCGATTTCCAGCCCCTCGATGTAGTTCGCAACGGCGGCCTGAATTAGCGCGGCGGTCGTGCTGAGGTATCCGGCCCGAGCCGTGAGCGACACTTCGACACCAATCGTCGCCACCGTCGGACGGTAGAACTTGATGACGTTCGGAATGTTGTATTGGTCGTAAACGGTCACCGATGTCGAGCCGTAGGTGCCGGTTCCGGCGGGCTTCTTGTTGGCGATAGCGTCGGCAATCTGCGTCGTGTCGCCACCCTCCACCACCACCGAGATTGAATGCGCCGGAATGCCGTCGTCGTTGGTCGTCGCGGTGTCGTTTTCGTAGCCGCGATACCGGGATACCCCTTCGAGGCTTGCCACGGCCCCAATGATGCCCTCCATGACGGTTTGCGAAGGAATCATGGTCGAGTTAGTTTGACGGCGGCGAAGCTGCGCGTCGGATTCCACCGGGTCGCCCTCAGTCGCGGCGGCCAAGTTCGTCACCGACTGCCAACCGATTGTCGGCGTCGCAATCTTCGTGATGGTGTTCGAGGCCGCTGAGATAGCGCCGATTTGCGCGGCGGTCGCGGTCACGGTAATTTCACCGCCCACCGGAATCGTGACCGACGCCGGGAGGTTCCACTTTTGACCGAGCGTGTCTTCGGCCTGCCCGTTCGTGATGATGCTGCCAGCCTGCCCGATGATTCGGAGGTCGGCAGTCGAGAAGGACGGGCTGAGGCGGCGGATGCCGTTGATTTTGACGTTCCGGCTCAGGGCGTCCGATTGCGCGGTCAGGGGTGAGAAGCTGTTGTAAACGGCGGCGGCCACCTGCATCGTGTCGAACATTGCCAGCGCCATGACGGCAATCCATTGGCCGTCTTGGGAGTCAGCTTCGAGGTAGGTGTCTTCGCCGTAGATGGTGCGGTATTCGGCCTTGAGTTGCTCAAGGACGGTCGGGTAGTCGGGGAATACGACCCCATTCTCATTCAGGAAAAACAAGTCCGAAATCGCCATTACAAGACCCCCTGCACGATTGACGTGCCAAATTCAGTATTCACCACAGCATCGACCGTCACCTTGCGGTTGTCAGGGTCGCGCACCATGTTGAATTCTTCGATTGTCGTGACCCCCTGCGTCCCGAGGATGCGGCGGCGGATGGCCGGTTCCACGGTCGCGGAGGTGTGCATTCCAAGGATGGCCTGTTGGTATGGCGTCCCCTCTGTTGTGTCGATGAACCATTCCCCGAGCCACAAGCGGAGCCGGGTCAAAATAGCTTGCGCGGGGGCCTCCGGGACGTCGCGCCAAAAGTCGGCTTGCTGATTCCCGAATGTCATGTCCCCATTTGCGTCTAATTTGCGGTATCTCATACTTGACATTATCCTGATTAGTTGGTTGGGCCGCCAGTATTTGATGGCCCTGATTGCACCCCGGTGTGCTTGTGGGTGCCAAACGTGATTCCGCCAATCGAGAACGAGCCGCTTGCCTGCGTGACCTGCCCATTCAATGCGATGGTCGGCGCGGTCACATTCACGGCACTTGAGCCATTCAGATTGATGGTCGGGGCCTCGATGTCGATTGCCGACGCACCCACGACGCGGGCCTTGCCGCCGGGCGTAATCTCAACGTAAGTCGTGCCAGCGGTGTCCCGAAGCTGAACGTTCGTTGAACTGACGTTCGCAAACTTCTTCGGCTGCGAGGTCGGGGCCAGTATTGCGAAGCCGTCGCTGAGGTCGTGCATGCGGGCCTCAGCCGGAGCGCCAACACTTCCCGACTGCCACCAAGAGTCGATGCACCGAGCGCCGAACACAACCAGCACTTCGTCGCCCACCGCAATCGGGAAAGTCAGGGCGAATCCACCGGCCCGGGGCCATACGATAGGGACATCGACCAAAAGCGGAAGGTTTACGGTTTGCGTCGTGCCGTCCGGGTTTGAAAGCGTCCCCTGAATGGCGGGCTGCACCGACAGCGTTTGCGCGGCCAGATTCACCCCCTGCACGATGGCCGGGGTAGCCGTCCAAATCTGCGACTGCGCGTTTTCCAGCGCAAGCCGCAAGGATTCTTCGGGGTCGTCTAGTCGTTCGTCGCGGTTCATGCTGGCTTCACCTGCTTCCCGGGCGGGGCAGTCTCATCGACATCGAGGCAAACGATGTTGGAATACCAGTCGTTGCCCCGGGTGTCCCCCGCGTGTTCAATGGTCAGGACGCGATACACCCCGTCGCTTGCAATCGACGCGGGCTTGTTCGCCTCCGCTTTTTTGTCGGTGTCGGGTAGCTTCGCCTCCGCGACGTCCTTTTCGTCAATCATGACCTTGCCGCCAATCTTGAGCAGGGGATTGAGCAAGCAGCGCACGGTGATACCGTCGTTCGTTTGCTCAGGCGTCCCGACAAGGCCCGACTTGCTGTTCAAAAGGATGGCCTGATTCGGGAGCGTCCCGGTCAGGGACACCAGTTGCAGCTTGCCGTCTTGGATGCTCCACGTCGTCGATGAGGCTTCCGCCGATTGGCGAAGATAGTCCCGGGACATGCCATACATTACCTTGCCCCGTGGGAGGGCCTGAGCGCCCGTTTCGGCAACATACCCTACCCCTACCCCTCGACCGGCCATTGCGTTGCCTGCCGCGCTGATTTGGTCGCTTTGCTTGGCCCCCGCTGCGAGGGTCGTGTTCACCACCGCGAAGTTGTAAGCGTCGTCCCCGTCACCGGCTGCGATGTCGATGTAAGTGTCCGTTCCGTTTTCGCGCCCGAATCGCACCTGCTTGATGTTGCCGGTGAAGATGACGCCGTAGTTCGATTCGTAGCCTGCTTGCAGGGTGACGGTCTTGAACTCTTGGCGAATCTGCTTGGCAGTCTCAGGCGCGAGGTTATACACCCGGATTTCAGCGGTGTTCGGCGTCTGAGCGTCCGATTTCTTGGTCTTAAACACGATTCGCATGGGCGAAAGGTCGAGGCCCTCCCCCGAAGCACCGGCCACGATGAGGGTGCATTTGCGAATGTATTGAAGCTGGCTCACGCCTCATCCTCCACCAAGTAATACAGTTGCCCCTCGATGCCGAGGTTTTGCAGCGTCGGCGGTGCGTCTGCGTTTCCTTCGGTGTAGCAAAACAGCGTCCCGGGGATGCCGACGTGCCGGTATTGCGAAAGCAAATCCACGCCCGTAACCAGCGGCATGCAGGTAATCAGCGGTTGGCCGGTGATTCCGTCCCGGATGCAGATTTGCCACGCGGGCATTTCCGGGTTGTAACGGCAAATCATCTGATAGGCGCGTTCCACCAAGTCGATGTCGAATATCTGAGGCTCATTGATGAGGGGGATTCGGAAAAGTCTTTGTGCCATGTCGTCACCCCGCCAACGCCCGGAGGGCGCTTCGTTTTTTCGGATTCACTTCCTCAGTCGCGTTTTTCTTGCCTGCGTTCTGAGTCGCCCCGGTCTTGCCGGGATTCTTCTGTTGCTTGCGGGGGGGAACCGTCACCACTTCGAGGGCAGTCACGAAGATTTCCACAAAGTCCGCATTGATGCTCAGGACGTTTTCCGTGAAGGCGTCGGTCGTCACCCCGAGCGACTTGAACAGCATGTTCGTGTAAATGCGCTTGCCGGTCACGATGTCGAACGGCTCACGGCTTGCCTGCAAGTCGATGAGCGCCTGATACGTTTCGGCCAACGGGCGGTCGTCCGAGTTCCACATGACCTTCATGCTCAGATTCGCGGGCTTGACATAGGCATGGTCGGTAATCGACGCGCCTTGCTGCACCGGGTGTTGCGTAATCTCGAGTTCGTCGCTTGCCACTTCCTCGATGGTCACGGTCGCGGACAGGCCAGCGATTGCGCGGCGCGGGAAAAAGGTCACCAGTTCGCTTCGTTCGAATAGGCTCATCGTGCGGCCCCCTTCATGTTCCGTGCCATGTCAGCATTCACCCGGTTTTGCTGGCCCGCAACAGCGCGGGCAGTTGCGTCCGGGCTTCCTGCGCCTTGGACGACGATTTGGGTTTGCTGATTGACGTTTTGGTTTCCGCCCGTGACCGCCGCTGCCGCTTGAGGGCTTGGGGCGAGAGCAGGAGCGCCGCTATTTGCTCCTTTCGCGCTGGTTGCTTTTGCCGCATTTTGAGAGCCTCCGCCTCCAAAGAACCCTTTGATGGCGCTGCCCCATTCTGCGATTTTCCCGACGCCTGCTTTAATCCAGTCTAGGAACCCTGAGAACCACGCCTTCACCCCCTTGAAAATGCCAAGCACCGCCGATGCCGCCGAATCAAACGCCCCGGTAATGAACTTAGCAATGCTTGGGAATGTGCCTGCGAACCAGTCTTTGACGCCTTGGAAGATGGACAGCACGGCGTCTTTGGCGACAGAAAACGTATTGGTGATGAAGCCAGCGATGTTCGGGAACTTGTCAGAGAACCAGTCTTTGACGCCTTGGAA